ATAGTAACTATGTCAAGAATGGTATAACTTCATGGATTAAGAATTGGAAAAGGAATGGGTGGCGTACAGCTGCGGGTACACCCGTTAAGAATAAAGAACTGTGGATTGAAATTGATACACTCTCTCAGAAAATGAAGTCTGTAGAGTGGCGTTGGGTCAAAGCACATAACGGAGACCCACAGAATGAATTAGTAGACTCTCTCGCGTATCAGGAGGCGACAGAGATTAAAAATGCCCGCGTAAATTAATGGGTGAAGAAGTGGTGTGCGAGCACAATCCGTGGTGTGATAAGCAAGAGAAGCTTCTCAAATCATGGGCGCAGAGAGCTGCGGGATATAGATGGCTCCACAATCACGCCCGTCTTCACTATAAAAAGCAAAATGACTACCTGTCATATCCAAGTATAGTAATAGCGAGTATCACAGGTGTAGGTGGTTTTGCGGTTCTCAACCCAAGTGGGAATGAAGATTTGGACCCCTCTACGAGAACTAAAATTATGATTGTCCAGTACTTTTTTGCATTCCTCAATGTAATTGGTGGTATTCTCACGAGTATTTCAAAGTTTAGTCAAAGCTCTACTCTATCCGAGAATCACTCTGTGATGTGCGTTCAGTATTCCAAATATTATAGAAATATAGATATGGAATTGTCCCTTGAGGCCAGAGATCGTTCGTGTGTGATAGATTTTGTCAAGAAGTGTCGTGAAGAGTATGATAGACTTCTTGATGACGCGCCAGATATTCCAGCAATATCCATACAGGCATTCAATTTAGAGTTTCCAGATAGGGAAAACAAGCCGGATGTGTGTAACGGTCTTAGCATTATAGTGAGTGATGAAACCGCATCAGAACTCACGTCAAAGAGAGCTGTGACGAAGTGGCTTAATACTATAGCTGGTGTAAGACGAAAAAGTAGAGATATTCGTAGAGATCAAAGTGTGGATGAGTTAGCTAGAATGGAGAGTGCATGATTTATCTGCGACAAAAGCATAGAAAGTTGTAAATAGAACTAATGTGGGTAACAAAACTTTTTGCCTCTGTGGGAACAGGGCCAGACCCAAAATGAGTAGACACAATATATACATGTACAAAAATTGTGTGTATTCAACTATAGCTCTTGTGTAACGATCAAACCCTGGAGAACCTGGGTACGACACAAAGATGGCATCCGTATCATGTTTCTTATCCAAAGGTCCAAAGTTTTTAAAGATTTTCTCTTCTTCATCAACCTTTACAAATTCAGATTTTTGACAAACTATGTTTATATTTGTTTGATCATCTTCACACTTTTCAGCTAATGCTTCATCTATGACACTCTTGAGTTCTTTAGCGTAACCCATGTAAAGACCCGAGTTGGCGGTAGATTTTTCACCACACTTTCCAAAAATCAGGTGTGTAAGAGGTTTACCGGGGACTTCTGGATCCTTTGACACGAGAACCTTACAATTACATTCCTTGAAAAGTTCAACAACTTCATGTGGATTTTTATTGATCTTTGTGTCAAATCCATCAAGGAAAATAACAATGTCATCGTCACCCCTGGTTTCAAGGTGTTGTGTCATCGCCTTGTACTTATCACTGAACCCATTCCACTTGGTTCCCCAACCCAAAACTTTGACTGGAACGCCAAACTCATTATTGACAAGCTCTTCAAACATACCCTGAGACTTGTTCGCGTATGTCACAATTTCCAGAGACATTCCTATACATTATACATATATAAAAACATGTCGCGTGTGTAACACAAAGATGAACATTGGCATCCTTACCGCTGGTGGTGTGTGCCCGGGTGTGAATACTCTCATCCGGTCAATCACTCTTCGTGAAAAAAGTCAAGGCAACCGCGTCCACGGTTTCGCAGATGGTTTTAGAGGTCTCAATCAAAATGTAAAGACATACTTTGACCAGGATGATATTGACGATGGACCCGGGTCCCTTTTGAAAACATCCTATGACTTTGTTAATGTTGATGAAGCTGTTAAGAATATTACTGGACTTGACCGACTCTATTGTATCTGTGGAAATGAATCCATGAAGTCTGCGAGGGATTTGGCCCTTGATGATCGTGTAGATACAAACATCATCGGTATTGCCAAAACAGTTTTCAATGATATGCCCGGTCTTGAATCCCTTGGATTTCAAACAGCCATTCAAGAACTTGCTCGTTACATTGATTGCGCATACATTGAGGCGGTCTCAACGAATTCAATCGTATTTCTGGAAGTGCCAGGTAGAGGAAACAGTGAATTGGTTGTACATGCGGGTCTCGCACGGAACTCTAAGATTACTAATGTCATTACTCCAGACACAAAGGCAGACTACATGTCTGCTATAGAGTACAGCTACGCTAAGAGAGGGTATGCGGTTGTTATCATATCGGAAGTCTGTGATTACGAATACCTTCTCACGAGTATGTCTGTAAAGCCCAAACTTATTACACCTGGGTACCTCATTAGGGATGTTGAACCTTGTGTATATGATTCAATTCTCGCAGAGCGAATGGTGCGGGAAGCCTTTGCCCACGCACAAGAGCACAGAGACTTCATCAAGGGTGCGACAAATATTGTATCTTTCAACGATTATCTCCGCTTAGTGTAGGTTGAATGTTTAGGGCACTCTACAAAGATCCAAAGTTTGTGGGTGCCCAACTATCACCACCGGATCTGATTACGGTGATTACAGAAGATGGTATTGAATACTTTACCTCCGAAGTTCCATTCAGATCTGAAGCTACAATTGATAAACAAACGAAACAGGTTAAAGGTACAACTCGCGGTAAACAGAGAATAGTCCAACTATTTGGCGAGCCTGTGACAAGGCAGAAGGGTCGCTTTACAGTCACAGAGTATGAATTGTGAGAGCTCCTATAGCTCAGTTGGTTAGAGCGCGGTGCTTATACAAAAGTATATTTAGGCGGGGTCCCACCCGTAAGGGCACGCCGAGGTCATGGGTTCGAGACCCATTGGGAGCAATTTTACCTTTTAGATGTGTTGTCCCACATGTAAAAGATAATCCTATCCTATGTTAGATGATAACCCGAAAGCGTGGTGTGTTTTACAGAGCTGGGCGTCCAGTCCCCGAAGCCGAACAGCAAAGGTATCACAAAATTGGTATTCCACCCGCGTACACAAATGTTGAGGTGTACCCCAATGACCCCAAGCTTTTGGCGACTGCTGTGGATGCCACCGGTAAAAAGCATTACTACTACAGTGAAAAGTTCCTGGAAAAACAGAGAAAATTGAGAAGAGGGCGAGCCACACAAATTGACTTTTCCAGGATTAAGAGTGTCACAGCAAAGATACTTGGTGATCCCAAGCACCCGTTATGGGATGACGCACTCACTCTCCGCATGATTGTCGTGGCATATCTCCGTTCGGGATCAAGGGACAATGACGACGCCCTTGGTGCCATGTCTCTAAGGAGGAAGCATGTCAAATTGAACCGAGATGGTCAAACACTCACATTTGACTTCCCCGCAAAGAGTGGTCAACGGAGATTCTATGAAGTGAGGGACAAAGTTCTCCATGAAGCCATCTCAAAGCAACAAAAACCCCTTCTCTCTGGTAACTCAACCCATACAAGAGTCAGAGACCTTTTACGGAGGATTACACGGAATGATACCATACAAATCAAGGATGTTAGAACAGCTGGGAGTATGCAACTCTTCCAAAAGCACCTCAAAAAGTATGATGGCGACGAAAAGAAAGCGACAGACGCAACCGCAGAAACTATAGGTCATACACCCTCCGTGTCTAAAAAATATTACTTATTGTAATGAGGTACGGCTCTCTAGCGCGCAAGATGTTCAAGGTACGTTGGGGTCTTCATGGAAAGGGTCTTGTTGAGGATCATCACATTATTCCTAAACAGTTCAAGAAACATCCCATAGTTGTGAAATCAGGGTACGATATAAACGCGAGTGCGAACCTCATAATGTTACCAACACGCCTTGGTAAGTTTGTACTCCGTGTGAGGGATGACCGTATTATTCATTCGGGAAAACACACGGGCTACAACAATTATGTTGAGAAGATGTTAGATTCAATGAAATCTGTAGATCAATTTACAGAATTTACAGATTTCTTGAAAAGGGCGTGTCGTCACAGACCTCAAGATATTCCATGGGTTTAGTATCCCCACTTTACATCATCTGGTGTCGCAGTTGGATAGTTTTTTGAAAAATATCGTGGACGACCATGTTCGCTGTGACCGATTGTACTATTGTGGGTACGATCAATTTTCATGTGCTTTCTCATATCTTTATAGTATATACGAGCACCCGCTGATATTAAATCCTCATGTTTCATATCAATGTGATTATCCATGGGTAAAAAGTGATGTGTATACTTCTTCATATTTTGAACATTTATCAAATAACACTTTGTACTTGAAATCCACTTTACCTTTTCAAGTTTTCCATCTATCTTATCTGGGAGTCTTGAGAGACAATGAAAGAAACACATTTCAAATTCATCACCTCTCTCGTCAATAACTTTTTGAATCTCGTCGTAGAGTTTATTTGATTTTACAATGACATTATCTTCAAAGATGACCGCGTAACGAAGACCTTGGTCAAAACATCTCTTATAAAAATCCATATGTCCCATGAAACATCCAATCGCTCCCATGTTAAAATATGTAATATCAGGTCTTTTAACATTTGGATTGTAATGCATTTCTACAGCCTTTTCAAAGTATTCCGCGTCAATTTGATGTTCAAACTTCCGCACATTTTTTATGTTTCTCGTATCTGTACCATAGATAACTTCAACTGGAACTTCGGGGTTGTGATACTTCATAAACCTCCTGCGTCTCAAATCTTCCTTGGGGAGGGTGAGTAAAAAACATTTGTAGTCGTACCCTTCCCTCGTCTGACGGCGATAGGTGGCAAGAAGTGTGGCGACCAATAAAAGGACAAAGATGACCCAAATCATACCTACTTAAACATTAGAAAATATTATAGGGTAAGGATGAATCTCGTAGATATTTCTGGACTCGTGAGTTCCATTTTAATATGTCTCATGTTTGTGCCAGAAGTTGCCCATGTTTACAAGCACAAGGATGCGAAAGCCATTAGCTACCCATTTCTACATCTAAATTTACTGGCGAGTATACTAGCTCTAATTTACTCTGTACATTACAATGTCATTCCCATGACCATTACAAATGTTTCAGCTGGAATTTTTTCATTAACATTATTCCACTTTAAATATGTAAACGAGCTTAAAGGGGAGAATCAATCTATTGATGAAGTGGGGGTGTGAATCTCTCTTCAACCAAAGCTTTTATGGTGTAGTGGTAACACTGCGGACTTTGACTTTAACGAAGACGATCCGCCACCCTAGGTTCGAACCCTAGTAGAAGCTTAAACCAGTGTTAGCTCAGTTGGAAGAGCAGTGGATTGTAGTAGTATGATATAGATCTCCACGGGTCGGGTGTTCGAATCATCCACACTGGAATATTCCCTTGTAACTCAGTTGGTTAGAGTGTTCGACTGTTAATCGAGAAGCCACCGGTTCGAATCCGGTCAAGGGAGATCAAGCACCTGTAGCATAGTGGTTAATGCGCCTCTTTAGTAAGGAGGAGACCGCGTGTTCGAATCACGCCAGGTGCATCTCATTACCTTAACAATTTTTCATCCAAATTGTCAAGATAATCAACATTAATTGGTGGTGCCTCTAAGATTTCAACATCTAATCTATTTTCCTGTTGTGTGTGCCGTTTGAATATTACAAACCATGATCAACAGTCAACCATGTTGTTATAGTGTAGCGAAATGTACCATTTTTTGGTTTATTCGTTCTGTGTGGATGCGTCCAATAGGGTGGAAATAACAATACCTGCCCCTTTTTCAGTTTTATCTCAAAATTTTGATCGGGAAAACAAATTTCACCACCATCATAGTCATCATTAATTGCAGCGATCATAGACATTTCCCTGAATCTATCCACGTGTAATGTTTTATTTTCCATGAGTGACTCTATGAGTAGTCCGTCCATATGCAGTCGCGTTGCTCCATTTATTTTTCGTAATAATGGACATTCCATACTTGAAACTTTAGCTTTTCCAAAATTATATTTTGAAAATATATCCTTAGTTATTTTTTGTAGTATTCCAGTTACCCGTTCACGGGTTTTTTCATATGGTATTTCTCTTACAGCAATGGTATTTCCCTGAACATTTGATTGATGTCCATATTTTTCTTCATTAATTGAATATTTATCAATCACTTTCCGTATATATTCACATTCCATATCGGAAAAAACACCATCTAAGAGATATATATGTTGATGTTCATTTAAAAGTTGAACCATTTATAAAAAATAGAGTGTATTTTTTAAATATGTATATATCAGATGGAGCTCAAAAAACTCAAACACCATTGGAAAACCCTCAGAGCTGAACTGGATACTCTCCCAAATACATTCATTTCTGAAAAACCACGGCCAACTGGCGAATGGGAAGGTTCTGAAATCTTAAAAGAAATTGTATCAGAATATACATCTGGAAAGTGTGGGTGGCTCAAAGGTGGTCAAAGTCATGTTCAGGATGAATGGATTAGCTGGCCTCTATTTTGGGAAGGTAAGCCTGTTTTAGGAAACTGTTTAAAATGCCCTAAAACATATGAGTTACTTTCTCAAATAAAAGGTATTCATATAGGTGGATTTGCTCTCATGAAAGGTGGTGTAAAGTTAAAACAACACACAGATTCGGTTGGATCTAAATATAAGTTTACTTATCACTTGGGACTAAAGTGTCCAGAAGATTGTTATTTACATCACTACACACTGGGAGATCTCAAAGAGGAAGATGGAAAACACATCATAATGAATGCAAGATTTCCTCACTGGGCCGAAAACAAATCAGAAGAAGATCGTGTAATTTTATACATTGAGTATTACACTTCATAAACCTTATGATCCCCAAAGTAGTTTCTTTGAGCCATGAGGAAGTTCATAGAAGTTCTCGTTTGGTGTTTGAAATCGTATTGAGTGAGAGCCGCACAGACGGATGGACAAGGAATACCGGATTTAGCACAATGCATAACAAATAGTCGCGCATCATTCACTGTTTCGTTTATGACTTTGTAAAGATCCTTTGATACCATTGGACATTCAATGATAGTTCCCAAACCCCACGCCTTTGCGACTTGGTCCTTGTCAATACTTCTTGTGCGCATGAGATCATACCCCTCCGAAAGGGAGCTCGCAAATACAAAGCGAAGTGTATTCAAGGCTACAACCCTGTCATAGAAAATACAAGTTTTTTGACAGGTATCCAAATACTTTTCATACGAACTTGTGATTCTCGCGTTGAGGGCTGCGTTTATAATTGGAGTTGGAATCTCATATTCCATTCCAACCTTGGAACACCAAAGTCCTGTATGATTCATCTCAGCAATATCTGAAATCTTGTGAATCTCAAACTTTTTCAACACATCAACTGCCGCATTCATGAGAAAACCATCAATATCTGTGCCGTGTGTATCATTCATAAGTTGTGACATACAGATCTGATCCTGGTTACAATACGAATAAACGTCAGCCATACCTTGAAGCATACCATATTCTACTCCATTATGAACCATCTTTGTGTAATGACCAGCCCCAAAATCATTACCCATGTATGTAACATTTTTACAGAAAGTCTCAAGAAATTCTCTATTATTGTCGTAGGTGAGTTTATTACAACCAAGCATGAGGGCTGGTCCATTGAGAGCACCTTTAGCACCACCGGAGAGTCCCGCACCAATGTAACGAATGCTGTGTGTGGCAAGGTACGCCCCTCGGTGTCTTGACACCCTATAGTGTTCATTTGAGCAGTCAATCACCGTATCAAGTGGATCCAACGACTTCAACATATACCTAATGACACTGTCGGTTGTTTCACCCGATGGGAGGGTTGTGATAATTGTTCGGGGCAATTCCATGGAAGAAATCATTTCACAAAGACTTTCATGCCCGCGAATACCGAGACCCCTTTTCATAAGTTCATTGACTTTTTGGGGTGTTCGGTTATACACATGAACATCAGTCTTTTTTTGAATGTTGAGGGCGAGGTTTTGCCCAATGGCACCAAGACCAACAAGTCCGTACGAAGACATCTACGATTTTATATCTCTATAACTTTATATTGATTCTTGCGCCACCCGCGTATACTAATTTCGCTTGGTTCGCACCATGGATAAATATCATTACCAATAAAGTTTATGGCTTCCATACCAGATTCAATACATTGATCACAAGTTTCAATACTGTCATCAATGATACACCCAATACCAAGGGCGCGACAGATATCAACCTTCTTAACTTCATTCTCAGTAAAACTATTGGTGAGGATTACATCATCAAAGATATCGGGAAAGAAACGATCAATCCAAAGTTCGGTAGTTTCACGCACCACATCCTGACGACCTGTGACAATATACATCTTGTCATAGACTCTACGATAGTTGATCATGGCTGGTTGAGCACCAGGGATTGGTTTGAGGTAAAGAAAGTCCCGGGAACGATAAAACTTGTGGAGGATTTCTTGGGATTGTTCTTCTGTACAATTAAAAATTTCCCTATAAAGATATTTGTATTTGGGTTTGGTGGGCAACGCAACACCCCTCCACTTTGCCATAGGTTCAAGTAGGTTTACAAGGACTTCATCTACATCTACAGCAAGTTTGGTGTTCATTTACTTTCCCCTGACATTATTCATAATCCCGAATCACCACACCTACGGGGAAGCGTGGTACGCCAAGGGCTGTCAGGTTTTGGAAGCGCACCGTGAGTTGTTTTCCAATATATTGGTCTCGCTCACTGTAGTATCTCTCCCTCTCTTTGATGGTTCCCTCGGGTTTCACGGTAAACTCGTGACCATGCCCCGTTTTACAGACCCATACAACGGCATCGGCGTCCCTCCCATGCCCCGTCTTGGCACCCACAATTTCATACTCCTCGGTTTGAAACTCCTTAAACTTGAGGAGATAGTTACTTCTCTTTCCAATCTCATAGGTACTCGTGGTCTCCCGAATCATAATACCTTCATGCCCCTGTTCAACAAATTGTTTGTGATATTTGAACATCTCACTCTTTTTAGGGACAAGGATAGTATCCACGACGGTTGGGGTTTTATCCTTGAGTATCCGTTGCCTCTCCGCAAAGGGGAGGTCAGGTCGCTTTGTATCAAAGTAGTCAAATCCATGGAACTCCAAACTCTTGGGATCCATCTTGAAGGCACTCGTGAGATCCTCAAAATTCATACCAGGTGCGTAACATTCACCATCTAACCACTCCGTGTCCCCCAACTTTTCTGTGAGGTGCTCAACACCTTTCACAATTTTACCAGTCCTTGAAAAGCACCCACTCTTTGATACAAGGAGACGCACACCATCCAGCTTTGGTTGAACATAAAAAGGTTCGGAGATGTACTTTTCTCGGTCTTCCCACTTATTGGCCAACATTGGAAGGATTTGGGTCACTTTTGTGTTTTCATTGTTCCACATAGTTTTGGCGCGAGCTAAAGCTTTCTCGTAACCAGTCTTCACATGAGTTCTGGACTCAATTACCTTTTCACTTCCAACCATACCAGTGGTCTTCACAATATCAGCAGTTCCATCCCCAAGGTCTTCCACTCTAATATCAGTGAATCGTTTGCGACCATTTTTGTCTTCTCGGATAAGGCGTTCCATTATACTTTTAATTAATTTCTCAACTTTAAATAGATGTCTTCACTGCCAGTTGTAAATTATGGTAGAATGGAACGACTTAGGCCTCCAGAGCGCACAAGTGTACCTATGAACGCGAATACTTTTGCTATTGGGTTTATAATATTGTGTATACTTGGTCTTTACAAACGCTACATTACTGTTAGTCAATCGCGTGAGCAATCTTATACTTTAGACACTTTGATGCCGACAAAAAGAGGTCTTTCTTCATCAGTTTCTTAAACTTCTTCTCGGGGATCTCAGTCTTAGTCATATACATGTTCTTGAGGGATGCCATAAACTTGTCACAACTCTTCATCTCATTTTTGAGATCTTGATACTTGCCCCAAAAGTCTGTACTCAATTGGTGAATCAAAAGGTACGCATTTTCACCCATGCGTCGTTCTGATCCACCCAAAAACATGAAAGTAGCCGCAGAGCAACAGGCACCTTGGGCAATCGTCACAACCTTAACACGAGACTTTTCAAGAACATTCTTTAGAGTGAATCCTGAAAACATGTCACCACCCTCACTCATAATGTGAATACGAATCTCTGGTTCGTAGCCAATGAGATCTGCCTTTTGCTTGAGAAGGTGGATTTCCAACTTTCGGAAGCTCTCAACAAACTCAAGGGTGTTTTCTGGGGTAATCTCGCCATAGAAGTGGATTTCATTCCCGATAGTCTTGGTAACCTCAGGTTCTTCTTCTTCGCCGAGAACCTTTGGACCTTTATTTTCCAAAGCTCCACCCAAAATTGTTTCAAAGATCTTCTCAACTTCTTTCTGCGATGGCATTTTTCAATGCTTTCTTTACTCTGGTTACATCTCTCTGTTTTAACTTACTTCCAACCGCGAGATGATTCATGACATCAAAGTCTTGTGGGGTTAAACCATATTCTAACATTGGTTCTATATCACTGTTTTCGGCGTATTTCTTGAGTAAACAAAGATCTTCTATTCCTAATTGGTGACCACACCGTCTTTGTATATCCCTAAACTTCTGTGATCTCATTTTGTAATTACCATATTTTGTCCAACAACTCCCAGGTCTAATCTTGTCCTTTACAAGTGGTGTACCAATACACAACTTTGGTATTGCGAGAGCATTCAATACAAAATGAGGCATGAGATTCCAATCACCCGTTGAATACATGTGGTCGTCGTATATATCGGCATCTGAAAACGCACGCGACGCCTTATCGTATTTGATACCTCTTGAATCCAAGTAATTTTCCTGAAATATATCCCATACATGTCCATGTTCGTGGATTTTATCTGGAATTTTTGTAAAGTTTGGATCTGTAAGGACATCCACTATAAACTCTTTGGGTGTTTTGAATATATCCTTTTGGTCATAATCATCCAGATATGAAAAGAAGTCTCTAATGTTACCATTACACATAACAGCCGCATTTTCAGCCTTCTTTGAACGATCTTCTGTGAGAGTCAGAATCTTATCTGGTTTATGCTTTGGTATAAATATTGTCTCAAAATTTGGAAACATACACATATTTAGTGATGTAACCACGAGAGATCCCCGTGTCAATTTTCTATCACCATCCGAAACACTCCCTACAAGACTTTTAAACTCCTGGTTGTAATCCTCAATGAATGCGTGCTTCGCAGCACCTTTTATAAAAGTGAGAAAAGGAGATTTACTCTTTAGGTGTTCACTGTGAATTTCAACACTGTTTGATTCATTTAGAACTGCATTTAATACATGTGTCTTCCCAACTCCCGAAGCCCCGCATATGAAGACATTCTTTCGCTCACGAATGTACTTTTTCAATAGATCAATCTGTTTTGTGTGAATCGTGTCAACAGGGGGATCCTTTTTTTGTTCGATTATTTTAATGAAGGAATCCATTGATGATCTTACTAATCAAGCCATAGATTTGGTGCTTGAAAATGACGCACTACAAGAACGTATCGTAAAACCTTTAAGAAGGAAAATTTTACCATATGCTGTGTGTGCTGGTTTAACTAACATGATTATGCTTATTCTATTGGTGTACCTTGCTCAACGTCTGGCTCGTCTTCAGGCTCTTCAGAAACCACCGATGTGAGTTCTTCCTCCTGATCTAATTCAGACTGCATCTCTTCAAGGATCTTTACTTTTGCTTCATATTCTTCCCTCCCCTTCACGAGTTCTCCAATCTTGGAAAGTGGTCCGCCCTTTGTTGATTCGGAGATGACACTTGAACCCGTGTGTGATCTTATATTTGTGAAACCTGGTAGTTTCAACTTGGGAATCGCTCGGACATCGAGAATCTCAGGCTTCGTGAACATATTGTCAAGTGGGTATTCCTTTTCAAACTCTGCAAGGATAGTTGATGGAACACTGGGTGACTGTTCAATGAGACGGTCATATTCATTCTTGCATCTGGTAACAAATTCCAGACCATCCGTGCTACGCTCTTCACGAGCGAGAGCTAATTCTAATCTAATATTTCTGGAAAGAAGACCAAAAGAGAGTGCAGCCGCCTTGTGATTTTCCATAAGTTCATTGATTTTTAGGAATTGCATAATGGTCGCGACGAGACCTGCGATAAGGTTAAGACCACCAATTACAGATGGCACCATACCACGGAGGTTCTCGGGGAACTGTTCTTGAGCAAAGTTCGCAGTACCTGTGATTGTTGAAAGTATAATGACAGGTAAAGTAAAACGCATACTCAATCCCTTGTACAACAGGAACGCTCGGTGATGCATGTACCTGTAACACCCCGAAGCCTCACCCCATTGACGGAGTATAGATTCGTGTTGCTCATTCCAACTATCACGACGATGTTCAAGTGCCTGTTGCTTGATCATTTGATCGTCAAAATTTTCTTGGTTCATTTTATAATAGATGAACATAATATTCTGGATTCATCTTGTATTTCTCATAGGTATTCTTGTCGTTCCATTTACAAATGATCGCAGAAACCTTGAATTTTATTCCATACTTATCCCATTTTTGTTCTATCATTGGTCAGTCAATGATGATACATGTGCTTTGACACAAGCCGAAATGTATGTGACAGGGCAACAGAAGGAAGAAACCTTTATGCACCGAGTGGTTTCTCCAATATACAAGATGGAAGACAATGACATAAATAACCTGACAAAGACGGTATTCTTTTTCCTGTGGGCTTTGGTCCAGTATCGCCTTGGGCGCTTTGATATGTTCATTGATGACCTAAGAACAATCATGTCTGGTAAAACTCCAAAGTAAGATGTCTCATTGGAGAGAAGAAGAATTAGAGAGACTCAAGAAAGAGTACGCCTTCTACAAGGAAACTGATAGTCTAAGATCTCAAACTTTAAAATGGATCATAGACTATCACGAACGCATGCTCGGTATAAAGTTTTGGGGCGAAGATCTTATAGATCAAAATGGGGACCATCCAAGACATCAAAATACAAATTCAAGCACATGAGCGTGCGAAGGAGTTTCATCATGAAAAATATTTGAACAATCTTCAGATTATTGATGATAAAATTGATAGAATTGAAAAACAAATGGAAAAAACAAAATCCCATGTCAAGCGGGATCTTCTCAATCGCCATATTGATTGGTATGAAGAAGAGATTGTCAAAATGGATGAGGCTATTGAAGTTATAACACGAAAATATGACTCGGAAATTGAGAGATTCACTAAGCTCATAGAATCTATCAAGGAACGAGCTGAAAAGGAAAAGAAGTCTTTTGAGTACAACATTGAAAAAATTAGAGATTGTTGTAAGAATCGCAGTGCTTCTACAATGTTTGAAGCTTTGGAGTCGGTGGCAAATGCATTAGAAATTATTAGAGCCGAGGCCCGTCAAACTTAAATCGGTCAAAGAAATGTACCGATATTCTAAAATTATGATAAAGTATCATACAAAGTGCGTCGGCAATGTCGTGCTTTCTCTCATAGGGAATATCTTCATTTAAATATTTATTTGCTATTTCTATTGTTCTCTCTTTCCGCTGATCGTAGTTTAGATGCCTCATACCAAAATGTGTATGCATGCTCACAGGTGAAACCAAAATAACTTTATCTTTGAACATGTAATGTAAGAGTACTTCAATATTTGTGAAACCTCCGGGTGGTTGTCTCTCTATAAGAATTGTATCGGCCGATTCAAATATATATTTGTGTGCGTCTACAAATAAAGGAATGAGATCAACAATGTCATTTGAGTAGATATGTTTATAATCTTCCAGACTCACTTTCTTTATAAACTCTACTTCAATTTTAGGACCTTTACCAGCTTCAGCGAGAACAAGACCCATATTGTGGTAGCCAATATCTATGGCAAGGATCTTCATGTCTTTATCTAAATAATATTCCTTAAGCAATCTTTCTCAGCTTCCATGCTAGGGATATTCGTAAAAACCCTGGGATGGTTGGTGCATTTCCACGATGTGGTATGGTAGAGTCAAATAAAACCATTCTATTTTTTAATGGTTCAATGGTCGTAATCTTGTGCTTGGGTCTAAATTCTGTACATCCATTTATTATAT